CTTGCTGAGAAGGATATGGTCAAGATCGTTGGCAGACTGTACGCAGCAATCGCTGTTGTTGGTCCTAAGATGTTCGCGGTAATCACGGGAACCGCGGGGGAATAGCCGGGGGAAGAAATAGTGTTGACTTGTCCTCAATGACAAAGAATCAGCTGCTTAACTACGCAGACGAGAATGGAATTGAGGGCGTTTCTTCTCGACAGAATAAGTCGACAATAATTAAAACCATCGAGGCAGCTCAGTAACGGGCTGCCTCAGTTTGTGAGGTAGTAGAAATGCTTGAACAGGTAAAGCTCGCACTGAGAATATCGACAACCGCATATGACACAGAGCTGACGTATCTGATCGAGGCAGCAAAGCTGGATCTCGGCATTGCCGGAGTGGTTCTGCCTGAAGAGCTGGACGCACTGGTTCAGAAAGCGATTATCACCTACTGCAAAATGTCGTTCGGGCTTCCTGAGGACTATGACAGACTCAAGAGATCCTATGACGAGCAGAAGGCACAGCTCTCCACGGCGACCGGATACACAGATTGGACGGTGAGCTGATATGTATGATGGAATCGCAATCCTAAAGGCATACGGCGAGCCTACATACGATGGATACGGTAACGAGTTTGTCCCGGAGATAGATACGACCGTATTCGTTCAGCCTCGTGGTGTTTACCAATCTGAATTCTATAACGCTGCCCGACTTGGTTTGAAACCGTCCATCACCCTGTACATGACCAACAGAGCGGATTATGACGGTCAGAAGGTCCTCGTTTATGAGGGCAAAGAGTACAGCGTGATCAGAGTGGACTGGAGTGCACAGCGTGACGGTATATCTCTTGTCTGTGAGGAGCGGATTAATGAGTAAGACTAACAGCGTTACGATACAGTGTCAGAAAGTTTTCGAGGAGTATACGAAGGAGGTCAAGCGGGCAGCCAATAACTCCGCCGACGTGGTGGCAAAGGAAGCCTGTCAGAAACTCAAGAATACTTCTCCCAGGAAGACCGGAGACTATGCGAAAGGGTGGAGAGTAAAGCGTGAACGTGGAACGGCAGGGATCAATACTGTCATCGTCCATAACGCTACTAACTACCAGCTGACGCATCTGCTCGAAAATGGTCACGTTATCGTCAACGCTAAAGGCACTTACGGACGCACCAACGGCATCAAACACATCGCTCCGGTCGAAGAGTGGGCGAGTGAAGAACTTCCGAGAGAGATCGAGAGGGAACTTCAATGACAATATTTCAGGTATTACAGAGCACCGGCCTTCCGTGTGCGTATAGTCATTTCAAGAAGGCTCAGAGTCCGCCGTATATTGTTTATATCGGCAACGGACAGGACGTCTTCGAGGCTGATAATACGCACTACTGGAAGCAGAACACCTATCAGGTGGAATACTACTTCACAACTAAAAACGAACAGAACGAGGCCAGTATAGAGAATGCACTTCTCGAAGCTGGCTATTTATATGACAAGAGCGAGGACGTCTACATCGAGGATGAGGGTGTTTTCGTGATTTATTACAACATTTAATGGAGGCTACAAATGGCAAACAAAGTTGAATTTGGTATCAGCCAGCTCCACGTCGGTACATACACAGTTGATGATCAGGGAGCCGTAACGCTTGGCACTCCGTATCATCAGCCAGGTGCTGTATCGTTCTCTCCTGAGGAGCAGAGCGAGAACAACACATTCTATGCTGACAATATTGCTTACTGGAGCGGATATTCCGGCGGAACATTCGAGGGAGACCTCGAGGTCGCAAAATTTAGCGATGAATTTAAGACACAGTTCCTCGGATACAGGGCTCTGACTAATGGCGGACTTGCAAATGTCAAGAACGCTACAAAGCCGAACGTATACATTGCGTTCCAGGTTGAAGGCGACGAAGAATCAAGAAGAGTTATCCTGTATAACTGCTCACTGGGCGTGATTGGCAGAGAGTTCGCTACCATCGAAGAGAGCAAGGAGCCAGCAACAGAGACTCTTGGCGTAACCTGCACAGGCGACAACGCTACTGGTGTAACTATGGCGTCATTCAAGCCAGCCGATCAGGGATACAGCACACTGTTCACAGCACCGACAGCTCCGGCTATTGCACCATAACAAAACGGGGCGGGGTATCTCGCCCCTTTATTTTCATATAGAGAGGTGACCTATGGAAAAAATAATTAAAATCGGAAATCAGGAAGCCAAGCTGAGTAACAATGTGGCTTGGCTGATGGAATATAAAGATCAATTCGGCAAGGATGCGACACAGGAGTTGATCCCGCTTGTTGCGACTATGGTCGAGACACTGGGATCGAGTCTGACGGCGTATCAGAATGGGAAGATTGATCTCGAGAGTCTGTCGGAATCCATCGAGGGCAAAGCGTTCGAGATGTTGCTCCCTCTGTATCAGGCGGAGCTGTCGACCACTCTGATCAATATCACATGGGCAATGGCAAAGGCAGCGGACGAGACTATCGACCCGCCAAAGAAGTGGGTGAAACAGTTCGATTCGTTTCCATTCGATATCGTGGCTCCTGAGGTGTGGGACCTTGCTGTGAAGGGCTTCGTAAGCTCAAAAAACTTGAAGAGGCTGAGGATCCTGATCGGAAACGCAAAGGAAGCAGTTCAGAATCTAAAGAAGGAGAATCAGCCATTACACTTGATGACATCACCCTCGCAGGACTCGAACGAGGATTGACGATGTCGGACATCCGCCGAATGCAGCTCGGGCAGGTCGTGGATTTCGTAATAAGTTACAACGAACGACAGAAGCGAGCTGAGAAACAGGCGAAGAAAGAAGAGAGACGAGGCCACCGACGCAAGGCCTCTCAGAATGACATAAATGCTTGGTTTGGATAGGAGAACCAAATGGCATCAGGCAAGGTAAAAGGCATCACCATCGAATTTGATGGAAATACAACTAAATTAGGCGAAGCGTTAAAGAAAGTTGACAAGAAGACGCGGGACCTTGACAAAGAACTGAAACAGGTCAACAACGCTCTGAAATTCAACCCTACCAATGTAGAGCTTTGGAGACAGAAACAGCAGCTTCTTAATGAGAAAGTGACAGAAACGAAGAAACGTCTGGACGCTCTTAAGCAGGCTCAGAAGGAAATGGAAGCGGGCGGTGTTGATAAGACATCTGCTGAGTACAGAGAACTTCAGAGGGAAATCATTACCACCGAATCGAAACTGAAAACCTTCAATGGTCAACTGGCAGAGGTGGGGAATGCAAATCTCAAGGCACTCAGCGAACAGTTCAGCGAAGTGGGTGGCAAACTCGAATCTGCTGGCAAAGCGATGCAGGGGCTGTCACTGGCTGCTGCAGGGGTGGTCGGATCGCTCGGAGCAGCTGCTTATAAGGCAGGAACAGCAGCGGACGATTTGAACACACTCTCAAAGGTCACTGGCATCGGCACAGACGAACTTCAGAAGTACAGCTATGCTGCTGACCTTGTGGATGTATCAGTCGAGACCATCGCGAAGTCAAACAAGAAACTTACCAAGAACGCATACTCCGCAGCTAATGGCTCTAAGTCACAGGCTGAGGCATTCGAAAAACTGGGTGTCGCCGTAACGGACTCGGACGGCAACCTCCGTGATTCAGAGGACATCTTTCAGGATGTTATCAGCGCACTCGGCACAATGAGCAACGAGACAGAGCGTGATGCACTGGCTCAGGAGCTGATGGGCAAGAGCGCAGCAGAACTAAATCCACTCATTGAGGACGGAGGCGAGACATACAAGAAGGTCGCCGAAACCCTCAAGAAGTACGATCTCGATTATGTCGATCAAAAGACGCTCGATGGTGCGAACGAGTTCAACGATGCCCTTGACACGATGAAACTTATCGGTTCAGTCGCATTGTCACAGGTCAGTTCACAGCTTGCATCGTATCTTGCTCCTGCGCTTGAGAAGGTAGTTGACTTGGTCGGTAAATTTGCGAATTGGCTTTCCGACTTGGATCCACGCGTCCTGACGATAATCGGCTCGATTGCTGGAGTGGTAGCGATTCTCGCGCCGTTGCTGATCGGAATCGGTAAAGTGGCGACTGGCATCAGCTCGATTATAAACCTTGTAAATCTGTTAGGCGGAGGTGTTGGACTTCTTTCATCAGGCGCATTGCTCCCAGTCATCGCTGTAATCGGCGCGGTCGTAGCTGCGGGCATTCTTCTTTATAAGAACTGGGACAAGATAAAGGCAGCAGCCAAGAAGCTCGGCGACAAGATTAAGAGCGTTTGGGACACGATAAAAAAGGCCACATCAGAAGCATGGAAAAAGGTAAAGGAAGCTATCACGAAGCCGTTCACGGATGCCTGGGACAAGGTCAAGAGCATCATTGACAAATTGAAGGATTTGTTCCCTATAGATATCGCGAACTTCTTCAGCGACATCAAACTTCCTCACTTCAGCTGGGACTGGATTGATCTCGGTGATTACATATCGATTCCGAGCATCAGCATTGATTGGTACAAGAAGGGTGGTATCTTCGACAGTCCGACCATCGCTGGTATCGGCGAAGCGGGTCCTGAGGCTGTAGTTCCGTTGGACAAGTTCTGGGATAAGCTGGACAACATGAGCACGGGCGAGATCACGATCAACGTCTATCCGAGTGCAGGTATGAACGAGACGGAGCTTGCTCGCAAGGTGGAACAGGCGCTCGCAAGGGCACAGAAACAGAGGAACATGGCTTATGGCAATATTTAAGGCATTAGAATTTGACGGAATGAACAGTCTCGACTATGGCATCTACATCACAGGCGAGGCTGTCTACAATGCTCCTGAGCGGGCTGTGGAAATGGTAAGTATCCCCGGCAAGAACGGGGCGCTTGCTCTTGATCAGGGGCGATTCGAAAACATCGAAGTGACATATCACGCTGGATGCTTTGCCGATACTCAGGAAGAATTTGCACGTAAAGTGATGGAATTCCGCAATGCGCTCGCATCAAGGTTCGTCTACAAACGGCTGACAGACGGATATCATACAGACGAGTACCGGATGGCGCTGTACAAGAGCGGACTTGAATTGAGTCCTGTTCGTTACAGCACCGCATCTGAATTCGGCATAACATTCGAGTGCAAGCCACAGCGTTTCCTGATTGATGGAGACGATCCTTACAGTTTCATAACATCGTGGGAGGGTCTCACAGATGAGAACAGCGTACAGCTTGCAGATGAGCAAAACAGAGACATTTATGGTGGTATCGAGTTCGGTAGCACCATCGCGAATCCGACTCAGTTCGAGTCGAAACCGCTTCTGAAGATTACAGGCTCGGGCAACGTTGGAATCGGGTCGCAGATCATATCGGTCATGGACATTAGCGACAGCACCACCGTGTACATCGACTGCGAGACGATGGAGATATACACGTTGTCAGGTGGCATCGCATCGGGTGCAAGTTCGCACGTATCATTCAACAGCAATGACTTCCCTGTGATTCCTGTCGGGGTTTCGGGAGTTACATACACAACACAAAACATCGAGATAATACCAAGATGGTGGAGGATTTAATATGAGTATAAAAGAATCGGCATTATCAACCATTGCGTCAATTTCAAACAGCGACTTTGTTAGAGCGGTTACATCGGCGGGAGCATCAAGAAGGATTACAGTTTCGAATCTTGCAAAGCAGATTATTGAGGGTTATGCGGGTTCAACTGTCGCAGGGTCTGCACAGTCAGTAAAGTCGGCACTTGATTCACTAAATAGCAATATCGGCGCGTGTAGTATCAAAAGGTTTCAAAATTCAAGTGCTAGCGGAACAGCAGAAGTTCCTCTTACTTCTACGGGGTTAATCTTCGTTTTAAGCGTCTATCGTTCGGCGACTACCGATGTTAGTCAAGAGGGCTATGGCTTGATAAAGTATTATAACAACGATGCTCACTTAACAAGAGTCGTTGGACTCTCGGGTTTTTCTGTTACGATGTCAAGTGGCAATGCCGTTATTACAATGGCTCCTTATACGAACGTAATGCTTATTTATTGTAGTTGATAGCGTAATGTAATTAGGAATTTAATGAACTAAAATAATTGAAGGAAGGAATTTCCAAATGATTCCTATACTATACGAAAAAACTGAAACTGCATTCACATCAAACGGACTCGGAAGGCTATCTGACTGTATACGTTGCATCGTCACAGAGGAACGCAACGGCATTTACGAGTGCGAATTTGACTGTCCTGTCACAGGAGCGATGTTCTCCGAGATACAGGAGGGTCGAATCATAGCCTGTACTCATGATGAGCAGGGTGATATTCAGCCGTTTGACATCTATGGCAGAACCGAGCCGATAAACGGAGTAGTCACGTTCTACGCACACCACATCAGCTACAGACTTAACGAGATAACCGTGAAACCGTTCACCGCAGGGTCGTGTGCCGAAGCACTTCTGAAGATAAAGACACAATCTGTGAATCCGAATCCTTTTACATTTCAGACGGATAAGAGCGTTACTGCAGACTATGTGTCTGATGTTCCGAAGAACGCAAAGGGTATGCTCGCTGGCGAACAGGGTTCGATCCTTGATGTGTTCGGCACTGGTGAGTATGAGTTTGACAAGTTCAACGTGATACTCCATCTGCATCGTGGACAGGATACAAACGTGTCTATTCGATACGGCAAGAATCTCATTGACTACACGAACAACTACGACACTTCAGAGTCTTACACGGCTGTAGTTCCGTATTGGCTCGGTAGCGTTTCCGATGAGAGTGGGGAGTCTGAGCAGACTCTTGTCATGCTCCCTGAGATATTCATCTTGTCAGGTCACAGCGTACCGTCAGGACGTGAGGTCGTAGTACCGATGGACTTGTCCGATGTGTACGAGGAGAAGCCGAGCGTTGAGGCTCTGAGAGCAAGTGCAACGAGCAGACTCAATCAATCGAATGCATGGCTGCCGAATCAGACCGTGACTGTTGACTTCGTTCAGCTTTGGCAGACGGACGAGTACAAGGATTATGCCGTACTGCAAAGGCTTAGGCTATGCGATACGTGCGGAGTCTTCGTTCCGATGTACGACACGGCTCTGAGGGCAAAGGTCATCAGAACCGAATACAACGTTCTGCTCGACAGGTATGACCGCATGGAACTTGGCGACAAGCCGACCACATACACAGCCGTGATGGAGCGGATGTACAACAGCAAGGTCGCAGGGGTCGTTGCAGGGCTTCAGTCTATAGCCGTAAGCGTGGACGCAGTAAGAGCGTACTCAGACGGTCAGCTGTCATCGGCTGTGCTTGCGATCAATTCGGACATCGAAAATCTGCAAGATCAGATTGACGGAAACATAACGACATGGTTCTTCGGTGTCGACCCGACAATGAGCAACCCGCCTGTCGCTTACGATCCTAATGTCGAAGGCAGCGGATGGGACACAACAGAGAAAAAGAACAACCATCTCGGAGACGTTTACTACAATACTGCAAACGGAACAGCGTGGCGATTCGTAAACGAGAATGGCACGTACTCTTGGATGCAGATCGCCGACTCGGACGTGTCAGAGGCATTACGTATTGCATCCGAGGCAAAGGACGTTGCTGATGCAAAGAGGAGAGTCTTCTACTCACAGCCAGTCCCACCATACGATGACGGAGACCTGTGGACTCAGGGAGCAGACGGTGATATTCTTCGCTGTGCTACTCCAAAGGCAGAGGGCGAATCGTTCTCACGGTCGGACTGGATTCTTGCAAGCAAGTATACCGATAACTCAGCACTGAATGCTTTTATCAGCGGAACATTTGCCGACACGGTAGGCGACATCGAAGGTCAGCTCGACCAAAAGGCTGAAACATGGTATCAGAGCACAGATCCATCACTGAACTGGGGAACGGCTCAGCTCAGGCAAGACCATAAAGGTGACCTGTGGTACTACACAGGAAACACCACATCGAACTTCAGCCATAACGCTACATACAGGTGGGACGGCTCATCATGGCAAGTTCAGACCATACCGTCATCCGTATTCGATATGATAGACGGCAAGTCGCAGATATTTGTCGGCACAAACACTCCGACAGGTGCTGAAAATGGCGACCTGTGGTTCAAGGGAACGGATCAACCGATACTGACCTATGTGAACGGAATGTGGATAGACTACAACTACTACATCGACTCTACCGTATCACAGGGGCAAGCTGACTCTGCGGAGCGCAATGCAAAGAACTACGCAGACAATGCTGTATCAGCTTTGCAGGGAGACCTTGAAGCGCAAATAGACGCAAAGATCGAGACATGGGCACAGACAGCCGACCCACAGACAGGATGGTCAGACAAGAGTACTCATGACGGTGACCTTTGGCTTTACACAGGACTTACGCCTACCACGATCAGCGGTACTGCGGTCAAACCGCAGGGTGTGTATCAGTACGATTTCACGGCTGGTGGGCTGATCTGCAACGAATCAAACGTAGACATCACCAATGAGAACGGCGTTGTACTCGAAGCGAATGACAGCGGTAACTGGACAGCATACGCATCGACATCAAAGAATCTGTTCGACCTTGCTGACGGAAAGAGCACGATCTATTACGGTTCTCCGACAGGGTCGTACAGTGGAGTCGACACAGGCGATTATCTTGTCGATTCTTCAACGGGTAACACGTATCGCTATCAGGGCGGAGCGTGGGTAAAGCAGACCGATTACAAGACATACACTACCAATGCCATTGCATCGGCAAAGACAACTATCAAAAACGAGTACGAGCAAGCCATTGATGACGCTACGGAGAAGATTCGAGGTGGTACTGGTGGTTATGTCGTTACAACGACCAACGCTAACGGACAGCCGATAGAGCTTCTGATCACCGACAATCTCAATCTGAACCAAGCCGTGAACGTATGGCGATGGAATCAGGGCGGTCTTGCTCACAGCTCGAACGGATACAACGGACCATTTTCTGACGTTGCAATCACAGCAGACGGCAAGATAAACGCATCGAGGATCCTGACGGGTGCGCTGACTGCGAACATTGTCAAGGCTGGAACGCTAACGGACGCAAGCAACAAGAATTCTTGGAATCTCGATACAGGTCTGCTGTCGATACTGAAAGGGTCGATTAATCTCGGCAATGGTAAATTCGTTGCGACTGATGCGGGCAAGGTCACAGTAAAGGGTGGTGGTCTGATTCAGGACGCAAGCGACAACAACAGCTGGAATCTTGACTCAGGAAGACTTGTGACAACTTCAGGGCAAATCGGACCATTTGCGCTGACTGATGACGGATTAACTTACGAAGATACATCAGGGAGTGTACGCAACTATACCTTAATTGATCCAACTGAAATCGTGTCTGCTCAAAGAACTCGTGTCAATGGTGTTTACGAAACCAAAGGAGTTGCGCTAACTGAGTCTGTAATCCAATTTCTCGGCAAAAAGAACTCGGCAAGTGCTAAGGATTACGAGAAGGTCGGTGAAATCTCAGTCAGAATATCATCTGGGACAGAAGAAAGATATATTCAGTATTTTAAATTAGAAAACAGGACTTATATGACATGGTGGGGTTATGACAGCTCGATACCAATTCAAATACAATTCACCACCAGCATAGAAAAAGACCTATTTGTAATTGGAACTATCCACAACAGTTCCGACCGCAGACTCAAAGACCACATCGAATATCTTGACAAAGACGCAGACGAGTTCGTCCGTGGTCTAAAGCCAGCGCATTACATCAAGGACGGAGAGCATCATACAGGCTTTTACGCTCAGGATGTCGAAGATATCGATAAATGGGGCGGAATGGTCGGCACTAAGGGAGAATACAAAACACTCGCATACAACGACATTATCGCTCCGCTTGTAGCATACTGTCAGCATCTCGAAAAACGTATTGAGGAACTTGAAAGGAAGAACAACAAATGAACAAGGGGACTATAATCAGAACGATCCTCGTGGTCGCTACGTGCTTTAACACAGCTCTCATGGCGACCGATGTGGCTCAGTTCCACAACGCAAAGCTCGATATGATCTATAAGATTCTGTCGGTCATAGCTAACTTTGTCATCGTGTTCTGTGCAACGTATTTCAATAACGACTACACAGAGGAAGCCTGTCAGGGAACCGGTCTGACAAGACATCTCAAGTATCTCGGGCAGGAAGATTACGTCGGTGAGGATTACACCGTGGTAGGTGAGGAGGTGGACGATGAATCTGAGGACCTTTAGACAGGCAGACTCCCGCTGGGGGCACCTCCCGTATCCAGGCGGATACTATCAGATGCATAACTGCGGGTGTGGCTGCTGCGCGGTAACGTTCCTTTGCATCCAGCAGGAAAAATATAAAAACTGGACACCAAAGAACACTCAGCCATACATGAAGCAGTATGCTGTAAAGGGCAAGGGCACTCTGTGGGCCGGCATTCCGATGTCATTGAGGCACTACGGATTTCTTGATGTTCAGGACCATGCACAGATGTCAGGTGCCTGGAAGTATCTCGAGTCAAAGCACCGCAATCGCAAGATGGGCGTGATCCTGTTCAGATCCGGATCGCGTGGCGGGGTAACATGGACCAGCGGAGGCCACTTCGTTGCATTCATTGACTACAAGGTGAAGAATGGGAAGCATTACTTCCTGATCAGAGACAGTGGCGCCCGTCAGCATAACGGCTGGTATTGTTACGAGACCACCATGCGCGGGCTGATCGTGAAGATCTACACTGCTGACATTGCAAAGTCCCACCATGAGCCGAGGACCTACGGAGGCAAGTTCCCGGTCGGTACTCTCGAAAAAGGGGCAAAGGGTGAGCAGGTCAAAAGGCTTCAGAAGTATCTCAACTGGTATTTCGGCAAAGACGTCCTGAACGGCAAAGGGCACTTCGGCAGCACTACAGAAAAATATGTCAAGAAGTTCCAGTCCGAGCAGCACCTTAAGCCGACAGGACGCTTCGGCAAGAAATCGCTCGAGAAGGCGAGGGGGGTGAAGAAATGACGGATACAGCAATAATGGCATTGCTCGGCTTTGCTGCAGCTCTCCTCGTGGTTCTGAAACCGATACTCAACCTGAACACCAGCATCACGGAGCTCAAGGCAAGCATCGACCAGTTCCGCGAGTCGGTCAATAAGCTCGACAGCCGAATCACTGAACATGGCAAGGAAATCGATAAGATCCGCGATCAGGTCGTTGATCACGAAGCCAGGATCAAGGCGCTCGAAAGGTAAGGCAGACAGAGACGGTCTGCAAGGATCACCTCTCCTATAGAATAAAGCAAACGAAGAAAACCCGGGGCACATCGCTCCGGGCTTTTTTCGTTACACCAATTTTCGATATTCATTGACCAGCTTGTCTACGAGTTTATTTATCCCTGCCGGTCCGGTTATTCTGACCTTGTCTCCGTCCGCTCCGATTCGTATCCACTTCACATCCTTCGTGTATCGAAGCTGATAGAGTAGGGCATCACCGACAAAGGCATTGAGTGGTCCTCCTGGCTCCCGTTCGTAGCTGATCAGGCGCGACTTGCAGCCTTCGTCTTCCAGCAGAGCACATATCTTCTCGACGGTCTTCATTTCATTAGTGGAACAATCGAGGTCTTCCAGCGTCTGAAAATCAGCATAGAACAATCCAATCCGTTCAGATTCTTCTCGAGCAGCTTCGGCTTTGCGCTTTGCCCAGCGTCTTCGATCGTACTCAGCCTTACCGTCCTTGATCTCGTTCCAGCTGTAAGTGTTCTTTGCGATGAGGACATCCGTTCCGCTTATGCTGCCATCAAATCCAAGTTCTTTGAAGCAAGGGGTGCAGATATCCGCGTCCTTCAATCTGATATGTCCGCGCATCAACGTGGACTTTCCGCATCTGATACATTTTGCCATTGTGATCACCTCCGAATTAATTATACATTGGAAGTTATGCACTTATTTGTTTTAATAATAATGCTTTCGAATTTTTCCGATTTAGGTTGATTCCACTCAGGTAGGGTGGTATATTAGATGCAGGTGATCAGTATTTTTCAGAAGAGTTGCAAATCAGCACGCTCTTCAAACCGTTGGAATTAGGGAACTCTTCAGATAACTATTCCTAAAATCATAAAATTAAGGATAGTTGGCCCATAATAGGGGATACCGAAATTTACAACAGAATATGAAAAAATAAGATCACCTTTGAATTCAAACAGGAGGTGATTTTTTTATGCGTTATGAGAGCTACCAGCAATTCGCCATCGTCGCAGCAGACTCGGCTCAGGACTTAACGGTTCAGCTCAATGAAAAGCTAAAGGAACTTAGCGCCAAGCATCCGACAGTAACGTTCG